AACCTAAAACACCTCTTGTAGAAGCATCATTTAAGTATTTCCAATCAGACTTGTAGAAGTCATAAGAACCTCTTCTAAATCCAGAAAATCCTAAATTTAATGCCATTTCAGCTTCGTTGTTAAATAAACCAAAAGAAGCACCTAAGTTAGGAGATGTTCCACCATATCCACCGTTTATCTGAGCTAACATATCGTCAATATCTAAAGCTAAGTTTCTATTTACGAAAAGCATGTTTTCTTCAATAGCACCTTCTTTATCTAAACCTTTAAGTATAGCATCAAAATCAGCTACAGCACCTGTTCCAGTACCAGCACCTGAGAAACCTTGATATACATTACCTCTTGTCTTGATAGCAGAAAATAAACCTTCTGAACCATCGTGAGTAGATGCTCCGTTAGCATTTTTCTTAACTGCTTCAACCATAGACATTTCTAAGTAATCTTCAAAACGTAATCTAGTTTCAGATTCAGCTTTCATATACCATAAATATCCAGATGTTCCGTCTTCAGTAGCTACTTCAACCCAGCCAATTTGTGCTGTATCAGAACCATTTACTTGGAACTCATCTCTTAATATCATTGGTTTGTTATCAAACTGTGTAAAAGCTGGTTTTAAAGTAGGAATAGCATCAACCCCTGCAGTAACGCCTGGCTCAACTCCTTTTCCATACTCAGATCCAAAAACAAATACAGATACTTTAGAGCTATTTCCACTGTTAGAGAAAATACCACCAGTACCACCAGTTGTTAAATCAGCAGCTTCGTAAGGTACAACATCAAAATGTCTTGTAGTACCAGATCCAGCTTGAACAGCAGTTATTTCACATACTAATTCACCTGGAGCGCCTTGAACAACTATTAACTGTCCGACTTTAAGAGCAAGCTCTTCACCTGGAGATAAAGTAACATTTATTCTAGTTCCACTAGCTACTGTACAATCTTTATATCCAATGTGTAGTCTATTTTGCTCAGACCAAACTACTTGATCAGAGCTCATAGGCATTTCTGCTCCTACCATTCTCAAGAAACCACCAATAGTTCGGTTTCCGTATCTTTCGACCTCAGCTTCGTAAAGCTCAGGTAAATATTGCTGCGCAAAGTTACCACCAGTAGTTCCAGTAAAACTTAAGTAGTTACTGTTTAGTGCAGCGCCTTTAATAGGGTGAGGCTGTAAGCCCGTTCCACCTGTTAGTGCCATAATTATTTATTTTAATTTTTGTTGTTTTTTATTCTTAATTTTAACTTTGAACTATCTACGCCATCTATTGCTTTTACTTTTAATCCATTAATATAGACATCACCTGTAGACGTAGTCCTTGGTTCATTACTTATATTTTTAGATTTAGCAGTCATATCTTTTATAGCGTCGGCTTTGCCTTGCTCATAAAAATGATTTGCTATAGTATCAACATTTTCAGCGGCATAAATCGCTTTATGGTAACTAGCATAATCTTTTACTTCACCTTTCTCGTTAAGGAACTTCCCAACAAAATTAGTAAGATCAGATTGGGCGTCAGCAACTTTTTCAGTATTTGAAACTCCATATCTAAATTTTTTTTCACCAACACTGAAATCAAAACCTTTGAAATCTTGGTTAAAATAATTTTTAGTATTTAGTTTAAATCTGTCATGGTTGCTTTTAACCATTTTCTGTTCTTCGTTGTATCTATTGAAAAAGTCCATAGCTTTTTGTTGTTCCTGAGTTACGCCTGGTCTCAACTTGATTTCGTCGTAATATTTACTCTTAGTGTTTTCTAAAAATTTACGGGCTTTAGCAATTTCTTCTTTGAAGGCGAGTTTTTTCTTTTTTATATCTCGCTCTTCATCCACTTCTTCATCATATGAAAAGCTATCTTCTAATAAAAAGTTAACTTCTTCTATGTTTAAATGTGGTTTAGTCTGTTTATAATATTCTCTAATTAAAGTATTGTCATCAACGTTACTATAATCAGCGTTTAACCTAACATAGTCTTCAACTGTACCACCTGTCTCTTCCATGAACTTAACTAACTTTTCTATGTTTTCTGGAAGTTGTCTTTGCTCTATAACAGGTTCAGTAGTTTTTTCTACTATTGGTTCTTCAACTTTTTCTTCTTCTTCAGTAATTTCATTTATAGTAATTACTTCTTCTTTCTCTTCACTTTGTTCGGTAGGTTTTTCAGTTGTTTCTTCGATGTTTTCTTTAAGAACTTCTTCGCTAACTTTGGATTCGTCGCGAACAAGTACTTCATCTGCTGTTTGCTCTTCAACGGCATCTTCTACTTTTTCTTCTTTTTTAGATAAATCTACTTTGATTATATCTTCTTGTTTATTTAATTTTTTAGGTCTTCCAGGTTTTTTCTTAATTTTGAAAGATCCTTCTTCTTTTACTTTTTCTTTTACTTCTGACATAATATAATATAATAATTAATATAAAAATTATCTAGGCGTAAACTGCTCTAGACCAAATCCGCCTAAGTTATCATTACCAGCGGATTCAAAGTTTTTTGGTAATAAATCGTTTTTTCTTTGATCGATTAGTTCTGACTGTTGAGTAGCTTGTATTTTAGTTCTTTCGTCTTTACGATCTTCTTTAAATTTATCTTCGTTTATTTTAGCTTCACCTTGCGCTTTAGTCAATTGCATATTATAGTTAAACTCTAATTCCATTAATTGTTGTTTAACTTGAGCTTCTCTTTCCATTTTTTGTATTTCAAAATCAGATTTAGCTTTTTCTAATTGTAATTTCTGCTCAGTTAATACTTGTTGTTTTTGAGTTTCAGCTAAAGCTGTTTGTTCTGCTAGCTGTGCATTAGCTTGTGCTTGTGTTTGTATATTAGCTTGTTGCGCTTGTTGATCTCTTGCCGCTTTATCTTTTCTACGCTTTTTTAACATTTGATTAGCTAACTTTAAGTTGCTAACTTCTCTAATATCTATAGCGTCTTCTAAATCTATTTGTCCAGCTTTTAAAGCTATTTGTATATTTTGTTCTAGTATTTGCTTTTGCTCTTCGTCTGGTTCTAATTGTAAAAATATACCAAAATCATGTATACTTACAGTAGATAACTCTTGCAATGTTCCAACGTTGTATCTTGATATACTTTGCATTAAAGACTGTTTTGTCATTGGAAACATTAAAGCATCAGAAGCTCTTAATGAAATGTTTTCACAAGTTTTTAACGTAACATATAGGCTAGCTTGTAATATATGCCTAGTTGCAGTATTAGAATTAGCAGCTGCTAGTTTTTGTAAACCTACTAAAGCATATTTATCTGGAGTACTACCATCTCTAGCTTCATTAAGTCCGGTAACATCTCTAATCATTTTTAAATAATACTCATAAGTCTGTATTAATGATTGTATTTTACCCATGCCATTTGAAGTAGAAAGTTCTTGTATAGGTACTTTACCTGGATTAGGACCACCGTCTTGAGTATAAGATCTACCAACTATACTACCAGTTTGAAAATACATGTTTAAAGCTTCAGCTGGATTATAATTAGTGCCATTGCCTAGGTCAACTTCCGCAAGTCCATCAACATCCATAAATACACCATCAGGAACTATTCTAGACATTACTTGTTGTAACTTTAAATGAGTAAGCTGTATCATATCGGCAAAACCAGTTATTCTACTTACAATACTTTCTATTCTGCCTTTGTACATTCTAGGAGCTACTATGTTGTAACTCATATTAACTTTAGTAGTGTCAGCGTTAGGTCTAGTCATGTTTTCTGCTAGTTCCCATTGCAGCATTTTTTCATGACCTAATATTTTGGCTCCTCTATACAAAGTTTCTATTGATCTATATGCTTTTTTAAATGAATCTGTTTCAGGAGCTTCTACAAAAGTGTCTTGTTTTTCTAAAGCTTTTTCTAAACCAGAAGCTGTTTGTTTTATTTTAAAAACTTGATTAGTATATGTTTTATATTCAAAGTATAAAACTTGAACTGTTTGATCATCATATCTAGCAACTCTATTTCTAGTATAATTAGAATCTCCAGGATATTTTTCTAATTCTTTTATATCTTCCGCATTTAAATAAGGAAATTGTTTTTTAAGTTCAGGTATACTTATACCTTTGACTTCACCAACATAATATATGTCTTCAAAATTAGGATCTTCAGTATATGAGTAAACTAAACTAGAAGGATCAACATATTCTATTGTTATACCAGATGATACATCAAACCTTGTTTTAACAGCTCCTATACCTAATATAGTTAAATCTTGATTTATTCTTCTTTTTATTAAATCATATTTATTAGTATCTAATATTTGATTTATTAATTCTTCTTCAGCTACTTCTATAGACTGCTTATAATCCATCTGCATATGAAGCTGTAAATCTTCTTCACTTTCCATTTCTAAACCTTTGCCTTGAGAAGTAGAAACATCTAATCCAGTTACTTGCTGTATCTGGTTAATAAGATCTTTTTGCATCATATCTCTCTGTAAAGATTCTGCATAAGCAGTTCTTTTCATTATAGACTCAGGATCTTGAGCAAATGCTTTTATTTCATAGTTTCTTTGAGATATACCATTAACTACTATATCAACAAACTTAGGTATAACAGGTACAGGTTTCCAGTCAAGATTTAAATAGCTTAAGTCACCATTTATAGAAAGTTCATCTTTGTACTTTTGTATAGATTGTTCTCCTCTAGCATATAGTCTTAGTCTATGAAAATTATTGTAGTTAGTATTAAACCTGTCATAACGGCCTTTATCATTTCTAAACCACTCATTTTCTATAGCTCTAGCAACACGTAAACCATAATCATATGTAGCTTTTTCCGCATCAGGTACTACCTGACTAGGAAAAGAACTTGTAGTGTTTGCATTTGGAATTATATTCATTTATTTTATTTTTGAAACATAACCTTCGTTATTGTATTTTTTTATACCTAAATTAAAAATTTTTTTATTTGTTTTAGCTACTGGAGTATATCTATTTTTATTACAAGCCATTATTGCTAGTCCAGAGCTAATTGAAGCATCATGCTTTGTTCTGCTATTAATATTAAACTTAGCCCAATCTTCTAGTGTTTTTTGATGATACATATCACCATAACCATCTTCTCTTAATCCTACATATGTTTCTATATAAGATTCTATAGCAGCGGCATGTGCCTGCTTAATATCTTCACTCGTGTTTGGTATACCACCTATTTCTTTTTCTGTTGGCGATAATTTATTCCATATTTTATCAGGTCTATTCATTGAAAAACCTCTATAACCTCTTCTTTTTAAATAATAAAGTAATCTTGGTTTATTGTTTTCTGCTAATATAGGCATTCCATAAAATACTAAAGCCATAAGTACATCTTCAAAAAATATTTCAGCAGTTTGAGGTCTTGCTATATATTCTAAAAAGAAATGATTAGGCGGAGCGTCTTCCATAGAAAATTTAGTTAATCCATGTAAAGATCCATTAGAACCCTTACCATCAACAGTACCGCTAATGTCGTAACTGTCACAGCCAAAAGCTCCAACGTGTTCGTTACCTGGGTATTTAATACCATTTTTTAATATTATATTGTTTTGTATTAATTTATTAGGAACCCAACTTATTTTAAACCTACCATCTTTATTAGGATGAAAAATAACTTTAGTAT